ACCGGCTAACCTCCTCCCAGAAGGACTTCTGGATAACCTACTCACCGAAGAGTTTTACATTCGGAAAGTAGTCCAGAAAGTTTGGTCACATGATGGACCATGGGAAGCAGAGGTTGTGGCAGTTCCTGAAAGAGGACTCAAAGCACGTGTAGTAACAAAACACGATGCAGACCTTCTTTCCGCTGGCCACTTAATTAGACCTTATCTTTTCAAGGGATTAGAGAATGATCCAAGAATCTCTGAGGTTCTTAAGGGATAACACAGGGGCGCAATAGATTCACTATGCAAGTCTAGTAGGCCTTTCGGCGGCTGGAAATTCCTTTCCAGTGATTTGACTTCAGCAAGTGATCTATTGCCTACCGATCTGGTACAGGCTTTGAGCCTGGGCGTGATGGCTGGCGCAGAGAGTCCGTCTTGGACTACGAAGATTCTTAGCGAATGTTCCTCTGCTCACCAACTCAGCTACCCAGACGGCACAAGTATAGAATAGTAGAAAGGAATCCTTATGGGACTCCCGACTACTTGGTTCTTGCTCTGCCTTGTACATCTCTTTTGGATCGATGAAAGTGTTAGCGGACTATAAGATGGAAAGGTCCTCTCTACTCGTGCTCGCGTTTGCGGTGATGACTTGTTGGCTCATTGGCCTGACAAAGTCATACGTAAATATGAGCAGACAGTCGTTGGTTGTGGCGGTAAGTTTAGTGAAGGTAAACATTTCAAATCTAGAAGATTTGGGTGCTTCACTGAAAATCTCTTCCAAGCCAGGACTGCTCTTTAACGCACAGTAGAGACTAAAAGGACATACTTCCGTAGTCGTCAGCATTTTCCCGAACTCACTCCTTCTCTGAAGAAACCGAGGGCAGCCCAGATTGTTCCTCTATCAGATACGTAATAGACAGCGAGAGTCCACTACAACCGACACGTAGTCGGAGTAAAGTGGAGCTCAGCTATGCCACTACGCTCGTTAGTAACTTGTCACAAGACAAGCGGAACGTTGCCTATCTGGTAGACACTCGGTTCTTCCGTACAATCCTTAAATGAAGCCGACCCTAGATTTGCGAAGAAGATTCGTTCAGCCTTGTAAGTACTTTATCCCGGTATATACCGTTGGTACAGTGCGCTTGGCTTTCCATCTCTTCCTCGTGAGTTGGGAGGGTCAGGACTTCCTGGAAAGTCTGATAACTTTTCAACTTGCTCGCTAGCTAATAGAAAAGCGATTGCAACACTTTGTTACGGTCAATCTGGACTGCATCTCAGTTTTACCAAGATGTGGACATAATCTAGGTCTGGTCCTCTCAGAGTTGACGCAACCGCGCATGCAACCGAGCGCTTGAAAGTTGCCACTGTGTGTAAGACGAAGCGTGTCGCACCAGGTCTTTGTTACCTTGGTCGACGTGAGGATGTTGAAGAAAACACAATATCTTGCGTACTTATCCAACTTAATCGAATCTACGGTTGCACCGATAGAGACGAGGATATGCCGCCATTTAAACCTTCCAATTTGAAGAAGGCCCGTCTACGCACAGTTTAGTAGCTGAAAGCTAAGTGGTTATCAGTTAATGGAGTCTCAAAATCAACAAGCATTAAGCGCGTTTTGAAGGTGTACAGGGATCGAATGGATCAACCTGTTTTTGCACCGTTTGAAATGACCTGCTCAATGCATGCTGGTGGGGTGGAGCAACGGTCTCTAATGAGATCATTGGGATGGCGTAAGCTGGATGTTTCTGGAGAACAGAATCAATCACAGGCGAACAGGGTTGACGTAGTGGATGAGGACCTAAATATCGATAAGGCAATTAAGACCTTAAAGAAAATGGGTGGATTACCTATCATTGGTAAGAAAACCTACAAACACAAAGTCAACCTTCGTAAGCTTGAGAGAGAATCTAAACTCTGGAA